GAAGTAGCAAATACTGCTGATCCTGAACCTGTTTCATCTGTCAAAGCACCCGCAAGATTGGAGGAGCTAAATGAACCCAAGGATGTTGCATTGCCAACAGAAGTAACTGCACCTGTTAAGTTAGCGTTAGTTGTGACACTACCTGCTGTCAAACCAGAGGCAGTGCCTGTGATGTTTGTGCCTACCAATGCAGATGGAGTGCCTAGAGCAGGAGTAACCAATGTTGGGCTATTGGCAAAGACCAAAGCACCTGAACCTGTTTCGTCTGTTACGGCAGAAGCCAAGTTTGCAGATGATGGAGTAGCCAAGAAAGTAGCCACACCAGTACCCAAACCACTTACGCCAGTTGAGATGGGCAGTCCTGTAAGGTTAGTTGCCGTACCAGAAGCGGGAGTTCCCAATGCGGGAGTCACCAAAGTAGGGCTGTTTGATAGAACAACAGAGCCTGTGCCAGTAGAGCTAGTTACACCAGTACCACCATTTGCAACAGCAAGAGTTCCAGTAATGTCAGAAGTGGAAAGGCTTACTGCATCCCATGTAGCATTTGTGCCATCAGTTTGGAGATACTTGTTTGCGTTACCTGTTTGGGTAGGTAAGAGGTTATTTAGACCACCTGCGGCTGTAGAAGCACCAGTACCTCCATCAGCAACCGCTAGATCGGTGATGCCAGTAATAGAACCGCCAGTAATTGCGGCAGAAGCATTGTCTGTTTTTGTGCCAACAGCAGTCTGAATGTTGTTGAACTCTGTATCAATTTCAGTACCCTTGACAATCTTTAAAGGATTGCCAGGGGACAGATTGTCTTTAGTCGCAAAGTTTACTGTTTTGGTGTAATTACTCATGGTTTACCTCTTATGCCATTTTGCCATCTTTGGCTTGAATTTCAATCTTTTGAAGGGATAACTGTGTGCCGTTAATGGTTGTCTCATAACCAGTTTGTACAATTTTACCCGCACCAGATGCATTTGCTCTCAATGTCTTAATTGGGATGCCACTTGTGTACTCAGCTACGTTGTATTCAGCAGTACCATACTCATAACTTACTTGCGTAGGAATATAGATATTTTGAGCTTGATAAGCACCAGAATAATCAAAGCCCCAATTGATTGTTAAGAACTGGTTTGACCCACCAATAACAATGGCTGAAATAGTCTTTAAAACAGAAATCTGATTTGGGTTGCCAAGGTCAGCATTGTTGGTGTAGTACGCAAATCGGTACGTTGTTGTGTCATCTATGTAACCACCATACTTACCAATAAAACCATTCTTACCAATTAACAAATCTCCATTACGCAAAGAACGTAAAGCAGTTGGTGCAATAGAGTCCCATTTGGTTACACGGGAAGCACCATCTTGTAAAGATTGTTTGGTATCAAAGCAATAAACTTGGAAAGTAGCGGGTAGAACAAGTAGGTAAAAGGCTTCTTTTTCTGAGTAAACAGACTTCAGATTAGCCAGTGTTTCACCCGCCAATGATGAATTTAGGTCAAAACGCACGTTTTTAGACAAGTCTCTTAGGGGTGCAGACTTCTCTTGAATTGTCCTCATCAGTGAACGAACGCCTGAGTCTGACAAGAAAATAACATCAGAGCCAACGCTTTGAATGGTATCTCTAGCAATACAGCCAATAGAGCCAATTGTGTCGCTCAGAACCAAGGATGCGGGGGTAGAAGCACCAGAGTAGACAAGAATCTGTCGCTTACCAAAGATAAACAAGAAATCATTGTGCGCTGCCAAGCCCATGACTTCATCAGCACCATTAGGCCATACACGGGAAACATCTAAATTTCCTGAAGTACCACCAGACCATACATGACCTGCTATCAGATCAGAAAAGGTAACAGTTACTTTATCGGAAGATGTATTAGCCACCCAAAGGCGACCAAATGCGGAAATAGCAATGTTGGCAGAAGGAACTGTTCCTACATAACCAGACTTCTCAGAGACTCGTCTAAATGTTGTTGTGCTAACAGCGGGGTCATAGATCAAAGGATCGTGACCTGTTTGGAAAAAGTATGCAATGCCATTTAAAGAAGCAGTTTGCCAGTTAGAAGCTGTAATAGTAGGAGCAGTACCGCCACCACCATAGGTTAACTCAGTCACCGCATTAGCAGTACCAAGTTTGAATAGCTTGTTATTCCCAGCAAAAAGGACAGTCAAAGTGCCATCGTTTTGCACTAATTCATGGATAACACCCACATCATTAGCACCTAGATTACCAGAGGAAGAGTTAACCCTTGTGTAGCCTTTCCTAGCACCAATACGACCATACTGATCCAAGATGCAGTTAGTTGCAACCAAAGCAAAGCCAGCCCCTAAATCAAGGGGAGAATCTTCAGTATTCAGGCCATAAAAGCCTGGTGCTGAGAGACTGTAACTTTGGAGTTGTGCTGCCATTAGACCGCCACAAAGTTGTCTTCAGGATAACGAGTGGACTCCAATGCAATGGCATCAGAGAGCATTCCTCTAAACAAAGCATAAGCCTCAGAAGAGTTTGTTCCACCATCTTCACCACGCTCAATCAAAGCACGAGCATAGGCACTTTGAGTCACCAAATAGTCTAATACTTTGACAGAAGTGCCGTCAGCAGACAGATTAGCCTGTGGAATGGTTAAATCAAACTTCAATGTATAAACACCATCAGGAACAGGAAACAAGTCAACCTTTGTGTCACCATTACCATCTACCCCGTTATAGCAAAACTCGCTAGGAATAGACTGTGAAGGTGTGCCAAAGTTGAGCTTGCGGTTCATATCCGCAACAGTGATGTTATCTAGGGTAATAACGCTAGTCGTATTGATAGCGTCAGTAACACGAAACTTCTGACCTGCACCTGTCAAAGCATAAGAACTTACGCCAGAACTAGTGGTAATAGTAACTGTCTGAGCCAAGGCATTCCATGTGTATGAATCTTCAATCTGACGCTTGGCATCATTGACAAACTTGCCAATCAAAGAAGAATAAGTTGTTTCGCCAACAGTAGATACTGTGCTTTCACGCAAGCGAACTAACACATCGTTAACAAGTTCTAAGTAGGTCATGTTCGTTGTGCTCCCTGAACCTCAAATGTTGCAATAAAACTAAAGCTACTAGCAGATTGAGTAGTAATTTGAATTCTATCGCCTTCTTCTAAAACGATATAAGCATTGCCATCAAACTGAAGGTATTGCTTTGAAGTAAAGTCGTAAGAAGTAAGAATATCTAGTGTTGTGGCAGCACTTGCGTCATACCATTGAACAGTAATGTGCTTAGTCGAGCCACCAGTATTGTGAATGTACATCACAGTAAACTTGGCGTAATAACCCGTAGGAACTGTATAAACAGTTGTCAGCGTTGCGGCTGTTGGGTTAAGTCCGACTGATACTGGCCTCATTTACTATTCCTCTTAGAGATCGCTTTAGCCTTAGCTTTTGCGTCTTCCTTGGACGTTGCGCCCCAAGCTCTAAGAGATAATAGGAGTCGGGTAGGCTTCCCATCTTTCATCTCAGCGCCAGGCATATTGCCCATTCGTGCTAAAAAACTAGATCGTCGACCTGAATTACCCGTTTTTAAAGGCGCTTTTAAGTTCAGTCCCTCAGTCCTTTTGTAGAACTCTCGACCTTCCTCATTCAATCCGCCTTTTGGATTCTGGTATTTTTTTAAGACCATGATGATCTTTCCCTGAAGTGTACACCAGCTTGAAGTGGAAGTGCAATAGCTAAATCAAAATCTAAACCATTTTTTAGTCTTTGTATAAGAGTTGCTGGCTTCATATTGACCATTTTTGCAATTTCACTTGTTGACCGCAATTCGCCTTGATACATACGTTTACCAACATCTGGATCAATTTTTGTATGTTCTGATGGATCGCCATAAATCTTTGTCGCTTTCCAGATTCTTTGGTATCCAATTCCTGTTTTTCTGGCAATTTCAGCCAAGGTAAGATTCTCACCTTCAAACAAATATCTTTTGCTATTTCGACGATTATTTGCTTGTTCAATGCTAGTTGACCATTTCACATTTTCTGGTGAATAGCCTTTATTGACATCAATTCTGTCAAGAGAATAATCCTTTGAAGGTCTTAACCCAACATCTTGGATAAATTGATAAAAACCATCATCACCATGCCATGATGAATGCACATCAATTCCACGACCACCATAGTTTTTGTAGTCGGGACTTATTTTTGAATAGCATCGATAAAAGAGATGTTTCCATGTTCCATGAGACAAAATTAACCGATCTACAGTCGATTTGTCTAATGTCTCAGGA